TTCCAGTCTTTGGCCTTCTTGTCTGCACGATCCTTCAACTCATAGCACAATGACACTGTCAATGAGTACATTGCTGACACTTCCTTGATCTGCAAGTCCTTGACCTTGCCGTCCAAAATGTCTTCTGCACGAGGCAACTTGGATGCAATCTTGCGGTGAGCCATAAACTTGGCTGCCAAGCCATCACCAATCGCACCTGATACCAAGTTAGTCAGTGTCTCGCTGTCGCAGTCCTCGTTCAACAGGTCGCTTACAAAGCTCCATGAGCGCGGAGTAGCAAAGGCCTTTGAAGAACTCTTGGGATCAAAGTCATACAGGTCTTGCTTGGCAAAGCCTACATAACCAACAACCTCAGCGTGTACCTTGTTGAGCGTAGCCCAGTCTTGCCAGTCATCAAAGTCTACCTTGGCTTCCAAGTGGACGAAGCGGTTAGCCAACGGAGCAGGCATACGGTATGTCACGCCACGATCGCCTTCACGGTTGCCAGCGGCTACAACGTCAACACCTTTGGGCAAGTGGTAAGTACCAACTCGACGGTTAAGGATCAACTGATAGGCAGCTGCCTGTACCGCTGGCGGAGCACTGTTCAACTCGTCCAAGAAGATGATTGCCGTTGACTCTGGGTCAGTAGGCAGCTCTGCTGGGGGTGCCCAAACCATCTTGCCTTGGTCGGCATTGTAGTAAGGGATACCTTTGATGTCTGTAGGTTCCCACAGGGCCAGTCGAACGTCAACCACCTCACGACCAGCGCTGTCGCCGATCTGCTTGACGATGTCACTCTTGCCAATGCCTGGAGGGCCCCAAAGGAACACTGGACGACGCATCTTGATTGCGAAGTTGATTGCCTTCTTGGCACTCTTAGGACCAACTGTGCGGGTGGAAATATCTTGCGCTTTTGCCATTCTAGACCTTCTCTTTCTCAGGGTTTATAACTAATCTCTCAGTGTTATAATTGTAACACCACTTGCTCAATGTGTCAACTTATTTTTACATAGTTTAACTGTGTTGTAAAATCGCTACGGCATGTTTTAATCTTGCCTCGAATCTTAACACGACTGCCTGCTTCCATACTAGTATTATACCAGAAATCAACGAAACTGTCAACCAGTCGTGCAGTGATCCTGAACTTGGCATAGTCCTGTGAGTAGAAGCACTTGATGATCTCTACTTCGCCCTCGATCCGATCCCCTACTGAGCCTGTCAACTGTGTGCTATTACGTATGTCGCTGGCCAGCTCTTTGCGGCTCTGTTCACGTAGCATAGCAGAAGGTAAGCATGATACAATGGCAAACTCCAACATGTTGCGACCAGTGAACTCGTCTATCTGTGCAATGCGTAGGGCCTGTCGCTCAAAGTCGTTGATCTTGCCCGACAGTTCTTTCAGTAGGAAACCGTTGAAGAAGTGACGGACAGCACGACCTTGCTCTAGATCTTCAGCTGTGGCTTCAGAAGTCATGCCGTCACGCAACCACTCTTTGAGCATGAGCTTGTTGGCCTGTGTGATACGCTTGGTGCACTGATTCTCCATCACGTAGACATCTTCTTTGAAGTAGCCGCCGTTGACACGATCGGCTGCCACGGCCAATCCCCATACTTGATCTGCTGAATAGTTCATCAAGTGCTCCTTACCAAGCGATTGGATGTACCACATCCGTCTGTCCAATGTAGAACACACGATCAAAATTTAGGTTGCGGGCAGTGCGAGTGCTCTGCTTCAAGTAGTCATTGCCGTTGAATCTAAACATGCTGCCAATTCGTATTTCGTTGAATAGTCTGCTGTACACGGTTCGCTCCTAGTTGTTGCTGTCTATATGAGTATTATAACACTATATATCCAAACTGTCAACCACCTGAAGTGCCGGTCAACAGAAAAGGGTTAGTCCTTTCGAACTAACCCTCAAACGTGCCTACCCCGGGAGCGAATCGGTATTAGCTGTTTGAAACTTCTTAACCCTTGATTGTATCGAGGGTATAACCTTTTGCCTTAGCGGCGTAACCTAGGGCTACGATTTCACGGCTTGGTTGACCCATTTCGTATTCACAAACTGTGACACCATTGCCTGCTACACGGGTACGAGCGTACACGGCATAGCCATTCTGCTTGATGCGGCTTACTTCTGCTGATAGGTTACCAACGCCTAGATCATGCCTGGCCTGGCTAGATGTCAAAACTGCACCATTGTACAATGCGGTAAAAACTTTGAATGTCTTGGTTTCTTTATTGAATCTTTTCATAATGTTTCCTCTGTTAGTTAATGTAGCTGATTACTTGTTCTTCAGCATATATTAATAATACAGTACTCTGTGGTCTAAGTCAACAACTAATCTTACCAATTTACTTCTTGATGTTAACATTGGCACGGAAGAATGTGCCCAATAGGATTACCGCTGACCACGTCCAAAAGTTGAAGTCGATCATGTGTAGAGTCCCGAACAGAATGTTCCACGACCAGATAATCAGCCACGGCCCCAATGCCAACAAGACCACAATCAACGCAATGCCTAATGTCAATTTAATAAAATTACTCATGATCAATACTCTCCAATCGTTTAATATCTGCCATCTCACGTTCAATGACCTTGTTCTTACGGCTCGTGCCTTTGGCCGTGTTCTTCTGGTAGACCCGCCAAACATGCTCGTCACAGTAGCTCTTGCCCGGCCATAGGTTCGTACAACCACATACCTTGTAGGGGCCTCTGGTCTGCTCTGCTCCAAAATATTGGCACCCTGTAATCATCATGCTACACCTCGCATAACTGTTACCTTGCACATGTTGACCCAATTGCTCGGGAAGCTCTTGCGCAGGTCTGCCACTTTGAGCACAGTACGCAGGCTCAACTCACGCATGTGAGCACGATTCTCTTTGATAAACTCAACCACTTCAGTCTTAGCTTCGTCTGTCAAGTCGTAGTCGTTCAACATACCGTCCTTGACAATCTGTTCAATGCGCAAAACCTTCTCACGATCAGTATCCATCTTCAAGTCAATGTAGTGACAACGTGACTCAAGTGCTGCCAAGTGATCCTGCAGTTTCTTGCTACGCACGTTCTCGAACTTCAAGTTAGTGATAAACACTGCACCACCCTTGAAGTCGAACTTGTTTGGCACTCCCTCGCTTCGTAGCACACGGCTGTCAGTGTTCCAAGAGATGGTACGCTTCTTGCTAGTGTCCAGGGCCGCTTTGAGAATGTTCAAGCTGACATCGTCCAACAGGATGCTGTCACAGTCGTCAAACACGATGATGCTCTTGCTGTCGCTGAACTCGTAGAGCTTGCTGTAGAGGCCAATGGCACTCATAGCACCTTTGACGATCTCGTACTTGGGTTTACGCTCGCCTAGTGTATTGAACAGGTCATCCTTTTCAAGTACTGCTTCAACACCAAACGATTTGCCTACACCTGGAGGGCCAGTGACAATCATAGCACGTACATCACCTGACTTGACTGCTTTGGTCATCTCAGTGAGGATTTCAAAACGCATGCGAGTGCGCTCGATGATCTGCTCATCTGTTTCTTGTGCTATTGTAGCATCGCTGATCTTAGTCTGTGTAAAGTCTGTCACTGTGGCATTGGCCTTGTTCTTAGTTTTTAACGCTGTCAACATGCTCATTCCTTCGGGTACTGTAGTTTGATCGGTCACGCCCATAACAGTGTAGGCGCCCTGCGCACAACGGATGCGGATATTCCGTTCTGGGAAGCCTGGAGTGGCACTGCCGTCAACAGTAATGTAGCCAACACCGTTCTTGTCTGTCTTGTAGTCTTCTACCAGCTCAAAGCCGATGCCTGCAACGTTAACATCGTTACCGCGTATCTTGTAGTAACCTTCTGTGAATGTAATTAACATAGTTTTCGCTCCTATTGTTTGTGTGTGTAAGTATCTATTATAGCAAGGATCAGCTGAGCTGTCAACCCCGGCGGTTGTTGTTGTTACGCCACAGCCGCTTCTGCAGCCTGCGTTTGTGCCAGTGTGACCCAAACGCCGTTTGTAGCATTGCAACGAACGAACCAACGAGCCTTGCCTGCTACGTTGCGCAAGATGTAGTCGTATTCCTCTTGCTGGCACTCAGCAAAGTATTCCTGGATGCTGTCGTACTTGTTGCTCTGCTGGCTATACTCGCCGCGATCACGACCATAGAACAGGCACTGTCCAGCCCACTTGGATTGGAACGCAAGGTACTCATCGCTGCCGTGCAAGCCAGGTGCATCAAACGGACGCTTAACACCAATCTCTTCGCCCAGTGTACTGAGGTTCCCCAAGTCCAACAGTTGCTGCACTTTGAACGGGTCCATGTAGTGATTAGTTAGGATAGCGCCTGTGCCGGACAAATAATTATCCCAATGGCAGTAAACTTGCTCTACTGTGCCGTCTGCGTATTCTAAAGCAATAGTTCCGCGAGTTCCCATTTAGTGCTCCTAGTGTGTGTGTTGCTGTCTATGTGTTAATTATAACAGCTTTTGGATTAATCGTCAACCAAAAAGTTTGTAGTACTTGGGTATTACATGCTCCAGTAAGTTTCTGAGCTTGGGCTACAGTAGTAGGGCGTGTCATAACGCTCTTGAAACTCTATGCCACCCATTAAGTTTTGTCTGGTCACAAAAGTTTCAAACACGTTGGCTACCACGCCATCCCTACGAAAGTCTTCTGCAAGACACTCAATGTAGTCTTTGGTGCTGGGAGCATAGTCCATCACTTTAATAAAACGCAAGCCTGCCTTGTTTTTGCCGTAGCGCTCATCACGTTTGATACGCTTGTCTGCTTTGTAGATTTCAATTGTGTATTCAGTTAACTTAGACATTTTCAACTCCTGTTTTGCTTTGCTATGTAATAATTATAGCAAAATGGGAAATATGGGTCAACCGTTTTAGCCACAAAAAAACCCCAGATCGTGGGGTAATTTTTGTTGTTTTTTAGCAACAGATTAGTAAACTATGTTGGCTCGGGCTTGGCTTTCGCTCACAATAGAAGGAATCAACGGAGCCTGCGGTGGTATTTCATTTGGATCAGCAGGCACAGCATTGGCAGCGGTTCCTACACCGGATCCACTCAGCCCAGCGCTGCCGCGTCCTTCTCTTAACACAGCTATAATAGATTCGCCGTAAGTGTCCGATGTTGCTATGTCTTCCAAGTATTGTGCAGTGCCGCCCACTTTGGTATCAAACCCATAATTTGGTAAAGAAAATATAAAACTTTGTGTAGATGTTTGACTACCTATAGTGGCACCAACATCTACTCCAGCTTTGGTTTGGAATCCAGCGTCCTTGGTTATTTGTGTACTGATTGTAGAAAAATATGTGTTGAGATCGCCGGTGCTGGACGTATTGTTGGCAATAATATTTCCTATCTCGACCTGGGCATTACCAATCAAAGTTAAGATGTCAGTGTCTGACGCTACATTTCCTAGCATATCATCATATATAGTAATCAAATCATCTAGCTCGCCGGCAGCATACAGCGAATTGACCACAGTGACGGAATTATTCAAGTTATCGGTTATGTTTATTCCTGTCAGTGTCCCTAGAATGTCTGTTATCAATATTGTTCCATTGTCTCCGGATCCCGTAGCAAGAGTGTTTTTATAGTAATCTAAATCTGTTTGCGGAACTGCTTGAGTTTGTGCTGAAATATTACCCAAGTCATTTGTTGTTTCTACTGCTAAAAATGCAGCTGACAATTGTGGCAATAACATGCGACTAATATTTGTAACTTGACACAACGCAGTAGAAAATGCTTTGTTGGCCAGTGCTAGTCCAGGAGTGGTTATAATGTTTAATCTTTCATAACTGATTCCATGGTCTGCTATTTTACCTTCCAAGTTGGAATTTACAGTAAAGGCAGCACCGGATCCTGTGTTGCCAGTAGTGGGGTCGCTGATTGTCACTGAATTATTAGTAAAAGATGCAGCAACCACAGCAGGGTTTTCACTTTGGCGGATCTCGCATGCCAATGGTCTTTCAACGACACGAGCTTCTTCCTCTTGATCCAATATAGTCTGGAACTCAGCATCACTAATGCTGGTTCTGTCAACAACTGTGCCTGGCTCATCTGTTATATAAATTCCACGCAGTCCGTCAGCAGTGGTAGTTGTCAGTGTTGAATAACTGTTGGGCAACATTACTGCTGGATTTAATAAATCTGCCGCAGTATTGATGTTAGGCGTCCATATGCCTAGTATTTGTAGTATTTGATCCAGCTCCGGCCCGGTTATCTTTGTCAGCGCTTGATACATAACTTTTTGCACGTTGTCGGTAACAATCAAGTCAGTGTCAGTTAAATTTAATGTGATATTTTCATTTATCCCAGCATCACTAAGTGGTCCTATAAGTGGGCTTATGGTACCGGCTTGCAGAGATATTTGTTGTATCAATGCCAGCGGCGATCCTAAGTTATTTAGGTTTGCTAAATTGATCCAATAACCGGCTTGGAATAAATCATCGCCCATCGCTTGGGTTGCCAAATTTACATCTGTTAATCCGCCTGTTATCAAGCTATCTACACTGGTAAATGTGTTGGCCAAGTAAGTGTTGGCATTTACAGCACTGTTGATAAAAACGTTTGTTGTGCCAGCATATCCAACTGATGTGTTGAATGTTTGGGCAAACTTGCTAACATCACCGTTGCCCAAGTAAGCAGTAGCAGTCAGAGTGATAATACCAGCCATGCCTGGGTTGGTCAATGTTGGTGATACAACCGAATTTGTCCCGGGCACAATTGAGTCTGCCAGTGCTGGACAACTGCTGCCAGCAAACGTTTGCAATAATGTTTGCGTGCTGGGAGGAAGCGCAGCTGACGCATTGATTGTTGCAATTAAATTTGCCAACAAAGGCAAAGATGTATAGTTGGCAACAGCGGTTGTCAATGCTGTGGGAACTTGGATACCTTGATTTTGCAACAGGCCAGCACCAGCTTGCAGTTGCAGCGGAGTTAGTACTGCAGCCATTATGCTACTCTCACATCCGGGCTGCCGCCTGCGCGGGCATGGCCGCAAGTGTCGGTATCACCGGTTGTGTTGATTGGTTTGCCATTGGCTCTGACACTGCCGCTGCCACCGGTGGTACTGGCTGCGGCGTGTGGCGGGTGTGGTGGACCCCACGGTGCGTGAGCGCTGACACCAGTTCCATTGACCACAACAGGTCGACCGTTTACTCGCACAGAGGCTACACCACTTGTGGCTGCGCCGCCTGCTGAGTTCGAATCACCTTGTCGTTGTACTGATGGCATTGTTGTCCGTTCTTATGTATTGTATTTATTGCACAAAGAACAGTTGGTTACCCTAATGCAATACTAGTGGTTGATTGAAGGAACTGATCAGCAAATGCTTTGTCTGTGGCTTCGCAGACTGTGACTGTGCCTTTTGCTAGTTTGATTTCTTTTTCTGGATTCACAGTGAACAAATATGGCATCAGCCCTGGACCTCGTTCGCCCATTGCAATCACCATTGGACGACCTATTTTGTAATAAGTGTCTGTGTCTTCGATCAACCTGGCCACAAGCTCTTCGCCTGAGGTCAACTTGAATGTCACTACGCTGCCGGCAGTTACGCCCTTGTCAATTAACATATTGTTCCTTTTTAATACCCGTGGCCTGTAAAGCCGTTTTCTTCAATGTATCGTTTTAATTCATTGAAGCCGCCGATTGATTTGCCATTGATGACAATTTGAGGCACTGTTCTAGCTGTTGGAACTTCTTCTAACAGTTGTTCTTTTGTGTATCCATGCCCAATCTTTTTTTCTTCAAATTGAATTCTTCTTTGAGTTAGTAATGCTCTTGCTTGATCGCAGTAAGAACAATTGTCCTTACTCCATACTGTTGTTAGTACCATTTGTGCTCCGTTATAATGCCGGTAATAGATCGTAATCTAACGAGTCACTCATGACTCCAATTACATAATTGGTGCTTTCATTTTCTTGCAATGCTGTTTGCTTCTTGCTTGTGTCCACATGTTTCATAAACCATGGAATAGGAGTAGACTTGGGTGCAGTACCTTGATACTTGATACCAATTTCTTTAAGCGCAGCAACAGCAGTGTAATCAACAAAATCTTTTAAAATTGTTGCATTCAGTCCAATAACAGGACCAAATTTAAACAAGTAGTCCGCCCATCCTTTTTCTTCACGGATAACGTCAGCAAACATGGCATACACTTCTGCTTCACATTCTACCTTGGCTTGTGCAAAACGCGGATCTTCTTTGACTACTTGATTAATTATCCAAGCTGTCCAGTCCTTGTGCAAAATTTCGTCTTGTAAAACCAAGCTAATGATGTTGCCATTGCCCATGAAGATGCGGTTTTCTACCATTGCCAAACTTGTGGCAAACGATACCATAAAGCGGAATGCTTCTAGTGCGTAACTTGCGTTTAGTGCCATCCAAACTGCTTTGATGTGTTCTTTTTCAGAAACCTTCTCGCCTAGTTCTTTACGACAGTTGATAACATGTAGTGCATCGTAATATGTGCCTACACTTGATGCCATGTCAACAATCTCTTGTGTGTCGTGAATAGTGTTGAACACATCCTTTGGCACATTATAAATGTTTCGGATAATGTGGCTGTAACTACGACTGTGAATGTTGGTTTCAAAGAAACCCCAGTTGTACATCAGTGCTTCAAGTTCAGGTATACTGCACACGGGCGTAAACACTTGTGTGGGGCCGCGGCCTTGTAAACTATCTAACGCTGTTTGGCGTAGCAAATTACTTGTAAAGATGTGCTTGACAGTGTCGCTTGATTCTTTAAAGTCGGCAGCGTCCTTGGTCAACGTAATTTCTTCCGGGATCCAAAAGAACCCACGTGCTTCTTGTTCAAATTTTACAATCTTGTTGTATTTTACTTCTTCAAACCGTTGAACGGTCACTGGTCCTGCCGGATCCAAAAACATTTTGCGATTAAGGTAGTCTGTTTTGGTTGTTAAATTGTATTGTGCTTTGCTCATGCTATGTATTATTCCATTCGTTATGTTGTGTTGTGTCGGCGTCCATCTATGACTGATAAATGGAGCTGTTTACTTACCGTAATTACTGTCACGTAATATGACTATAATTTACAAGATTCGCATGATTCTTCGTCATCAAAATCAATTAGTTCTAGTGGTGCAGCAACTTCATCTTGTCCTTTACTGCCTGCTTTGTTGATCAAGCTGTAGTAAAAAGTCTTCAACCCCCACAGGTGTGCCTGCATCAAGTTCTTGGCAATCAATGTGGTAGGGACTTTACGATCCGCATAGTGTGCAGGATTGTAAAAAGTGTTGGTACTGATGCTTTGATCAACATAAGCAGCAATCACTGCTGCTGTTTTCAAATAGCCAGCGCAGTCCGTTTGTTCCCACATCAGCTGATACTTGTTTTTTAACTTGTGATATTCCGGAACCACTTGTGTCAAACTGCCTGCCTTGGATTCTTTTACACTGATCAAGCTCATTGGCATTTCAATACCATTGGTACTGTTGATAACAACACTGCTGGATTCAACAGGAGCAACTGCGCCACTGGTTGCATTGCGAACGCCGTGTACCAACATCTTGGCACGCAATGGTTCCCAATCCAATTCGGGAGCAAAGTCGGCCAACTCATTGACACCGTCGGCCCGCAGTTCCCAAGGAAATACACCTTGACCGTAACGTGTGTGATCACTGCCTAGACACTTGCCGCGCTCTTCAGCAAGCTCTACACTCATTTCTGTAAGATAGAATGTTTGATGTTCCATCCAGCTCTTGACTTCTTTTAATGCGTCAGCTTCGCCATACTTGAGTCCGCGCTTGGCATGCCAGTATGCAACATTGGTAATGCCAATTCCCAATGGGCGGATTTCATCATTGCTTAACTTGCTCTGAATTGACAAGAAGTCCTGATAGTCAAGAATATTGTTCAAACTGCGATGCAGTATGCGAACAGCTCGTCGCATATCTTCTGGATTACGAAATGCACCCCAATTTATCGAGCCGAGAGTGCACAGGGACACTCTGCCCTCGGCTTCATCAATTTCATAATACTCGTATTCGTCATCTAGTTCTTCCGGTAGACATTCTATCTCTTCATATAATGCGTTCATTGTTCATCCTAGTT